ATCGTTCCAATATCCCTTTAATTTATTAATTAATTGGTCATTAATATTATCGTCATCTGCTTCTTTAATAATATTATCATAATTATTTTGCAAAAAGAAATCATCATTTTTTTCTTTAATTTTGTCTGCAAAACCATTTTCATTAATTCCTTTGTAAAATAATTCTAAAGGCTTTTTTTCATCTGCTAATTTTAACAAATTCAATCCATTCTTAAATGCCCTAAAATCTTTGTCTTCTGGAAATATTTTAATTAATTCTAATATAAATTCAGATAATTGTGTATTAAATATATTAATTAATTTATCCATTTTTTATTATTATTTTATTAAAAATCTTTTAAATAAATTATCTAATTAAATTTTTATAATAAATTATCTAATTAAATTTTTATAATAAATTATCTAATTAAATTTTTATAATAAATTATCTAATTTAATTTTTATAATAAATTATCTAATTTAATTTTTATAATAAATTATCTAATTAAATTTTTATAATAAATTATCTAATTAAATTTTTATAATAAATTATCTAATTAATTTTTTATAATAAATTATCTAATTAAATTTTTATAATAAATTATCTAATTAAATTTTTATAATAAATTATCTAATTAAATTTTTATAATAAATTATGGTCTGGTCCATTATTTTTAAATAATTCTTTTAGGTCATTGCTTCTTTCTTGTTGTAAATTATTCATTCTATCACTTAAAGTATCATTACTTTCTTTTTTAATATCAGACACATTTAAAGGTTTTGAATTTATCATATCACTAATTAATCCATATTGATTAGATAATACTGTATTATTTTCTTCTTCATTCCAGAATGAATAATTATTACTAATACTACCTCTATCATCAAATACAGGTTCTGGTTCAATATTATTCGTTTTACTATCTTTAATTTTTTTTATATATTCTTCAATTTCATTATCTTCTAATTTAGTTTTAAAATCTTCTAATAAAATAGTAGGAACTTTTTCAATAATTTTAGGTATTTTAAATTTACCATTTGTTATATTTACAAGTAAAAAATTATCTAATGCATTACATTTTATTATAGTTTGGTGTATATCATTTGAATACTTACACAAATTAGAATAAAATAATATTGGTTTTCTTTTTCTATCACTCATATTATATCTTAAAAAATATATATATTAATTTAATTTAAAATTTAACACATTATTAATAAAAATATTCTATAAAAATATTCTATAAAAATATTTAAAAAAATTGATTAATATTTATTATATCAATTATAAAAAATTATATTATAAATCTGTTATAAATAATAAATAATAATAAATAATAATAAATAATAATAAAATGGTAGAATTTAAAGAATTTAAGAAAACAAATTCTGAGATAGAATTTAAAGTAAAAAATATAGACACATCTATTTTAAATTCAATACGTCGTGTGATTTTATCTGAAATAGAAAATGTTGCTTTTGAATTTGAACCTTATAAAACAGAAAATCCAGATGTAAATATTATAAAAAATACAAGTCCTTTACATAATGAATTTATTAAACACCGTTTGAGTTTAATACCTCTTTGTTTTGATGTAAACGAAATTAATAATTTTGAAAAAAATAAATACAAGTTTATAATACAAAAATCAAATAATACAAATTCTTTATTAGATGTTCACACGGGTGATATCCAAATACATAATGAAAAAGGAAAACCTTATAGCAAAACTTTCAGAGAAAAAATATTTCCAAAAAATCCTATCACAAATGACTATATCTTAATTACTAAATTAAAACCAAATTTAATCAAACAAGACGAAGGAAATGAAATATATATTCAAGCAATAGCAAGTAAAAATATTGCGAAGAATTATAGTGGATATGGAATAGTAAGTACTTGTGTTTATTATAACATAGTAGACGAAGAAAAAGCAGATAAAAAATTAAAAGAAAAAATAAAAGAATTAAGTGATAAAAAAATTTTAAATACAAAAGACGAAATATCTGAATACAAAAAAGATTTTAGAAATTTAGAAAAACAAAAATATTTTCATAAAAATGATTATGATGAACCAAATTATTTTCATTATACCATTACTTCTGAATGCAGAATACCATCAGAATATTTATTTTTAAAATCTATATTAATTATCAATCAAAAAATAAATAAAATTATTGAATTAATTATAAAAGAAGAAAACAGTTTCAAATATTTAGATAAAACAATTGATATGTATGAATTAAACATAACTGAAGAAAAACATACAATAGGTAATTTATTACAATCATTAATGTATAATAAATATGTAAGAGAGGAAAGAAAGAATTTAATAAAATTCATAGGTTATAGATGTCCTCATCCATTAGAAAATCATTTGTTTATTAGATTACAAATAAATAATGAAAATGAAGATTTTAAAAATACAACAAATCAAGAAAAAGAAAAATTAATTAATAAAATATTTATTGATGGTTGTGAAGAAATACAAAATGATTTAAATAATATTAACAAAAAATGGATTGAATTTTCAAAAATTAAAAAAGAACTAATTAAAGAATTTAATTAAATAAAAAATTAACTAATTAAAGAATTTAATTAAATAAAAAATTAACTAATTAAAGAATTTAATTAAATAAAAAATTAACTAATTAAAGAATTTAATTAAATAAAAATTATTTAATATATAAAATAAAATTAATAAAATAAAGTATGAGTATATTATTAGAAACAGAAAATTATAAATTTTACAGTAAAGAAACAAAATTTGAAGAAGATATTATTTTAGAAAATGATGATGTTATTTATCCAAGTGATACAAAAGAATACAAATTATCTATTTTAAAAGAATTACCTACACAATTTGAAAATTACACTGATGAACAACTTAAAAATGAACTTATCCTATTATGTTTAAATAAATGCTCTAAACAAAAATCTACAAATAGTATCAATAATTTATTAAAAATTTTTAAAAGTTTTGAACAAATGAAAAGTAATAATATTAAATCTCCTTTCGATTTTACACATTTAATTAATTATAATAAAAACTTAAATATACCTATTTTATTAGCAGAATTAACAACTTATACTGAATTTATTGAAGAAAAAGATGAAATGTTTAATATCGTAAATGATTATATTAAAAAACTTAACAAAATAAATTATTCTAATAAAAATTTAATAGAAAAACAAAAAGAACAATACAATTATTTAAAACCTTTTAAAGAAGTTTATGAAAATAAATTAGAAAATCCATTTAATACAGAAACAAATATTAATGAATTATTATATTATTTTTTATTTAATAATCGTAATATATTAGAAAATAATATATATAATTTTTTAAAAAAAGATTATGATTTTATATTATTAGACAACAAAGAAAAAACAGATAGTAATATATTATTAAATAACATTAAAAACAATAACGTGTCTTTAATAAATAAAAGACAATTAGATAAATTAAATTATAGGTTTTTATCTAACAGAAAACAAAATTTAAACAAAAATGTTAAAAATATTTATGAAGGTGACAAAACTTCTCTATTAGGATTCTATAAAAATTATAACAATTCTAATAATAATTTCGAAATATTTAATTTACAAAAATATTTTGATAATATAGAAGAATTACAAGTTAATAATACAGTTAATTTAGTATTAAATTATACAAATAAAAACAATATAATAAAAGGAAAAATTAAAGAAATAAAAACTTTTGATAAATATAATAAAAATATTGTTCAATTATTTAAATTAAATAATTTAATAATAATTGAATTAGAAAAAGAAATAGAACTATTAAATAATTCTAAAACAAAAATAATAAAATATGATAAAAATATTTATAATAATTTTTATTTGTTTCCAGAAAACGAAGAAATATATATAAAAAAATTTAATAATTTAAAAAATGAAATTATTTTATTTCCAACAAATTATATATTTTTAATACAACAAGAATTAAATAATTTAGATAACAATCAAGATAATTTATCTTCATTAGATTTAGAATTAAATAAAAAAAATACAATAGAAAATTTAATAAAAAATTTTAATAATAATAATTACATAATTAATTTATATAATTATTTATCAAAATTTATTAATTTAGAATCATTAGAATTATTAAAATTAAATAATAATTTATCTATAACAAATCAAGATGATTTTGAAAATATGTTAATAAAACAAGGTTATAATATAAACAACGAAGACATTACAGAAGAACTTATTAATATTTTAAATAAAAATATTAAAGATTTAAAAAAAGAATTTCATAAAGAAGAAAAGTATGAAGCAAAAGAATTAATAGAAAATAAAATAAATAAAGAAAATAAATTATTAAATAATCTTTTGAATTTTAATAAATTAATAAAAGAAAACAAACAAGATTTTGTTTTTAATTTAAATAATAAATTTTTAAGTTATAAAGAATTTAATTCAAAAAACAAATACACCGAGAATAAAGACAATCAACAAATTCATCGTATAAATTATTTATTAAAACAATATGATAATGGTAATATTTTAATTAATCAATATTTAAAAAATGTAATTATTAAAGAATATATAAATTTATTAAAAGATTTTGACATAGACATAAACAAAGAATCATTAATTAAAAAAAATAATTCTGCATCAGATATATTAAAATCTTTAGAAGATTTATTAAATGATGAAAATAATAATATACTATCATATAATCTGGATGAATTAGTAAAAAATATAGATAAAAATAGTTTAAAAGACATAAATGAGAAATTAATAAAAAATATTAAAAATGAAATTAAAAAATGTGTAAGTGAAATAGAGAATTTAGAAAAAGATATTGAAAGACTTAATAAAGAATGTGAAAAATCAGATGAACTTGCAAAAATACATAAAATATTTTATAATGAAGAAGATTTTAATAATAACGAGAAGAATGAATTATACAAAAATAAATTTGTTATTTTATTAGATAAAGAAAACAATACATTTTTAACAAAAAAAAATTTATCAAATACCTTTGGAAGTTTGTTTTTAAACAAAAATAAAAAATGGGATTTTATTAAATATATTAATTTGAATGAATTAATAGAAAAAAATGAAACAGAAAAAAGACTCCCATATTGTAATAATGAATTAGTAAATGTAAATGAGATATATATTAATATGAAAGACAAGGAAAGTTGTGTATATGACGAATATGATGAGATTTGTAAAAAACGAGAGAGTATAGAGAAAGAATATAAATTAAATATTTTAAAAAATGAATTATCTAATTTAGAAAACAAAAAAGAATTTATTAAATATTTTAAATTTAGTAAAAATAATATTAAATTAAATAATTTGTTAAATGATACGATAGAGTATTATGGATATTCAAGTATAACAAATAAATATAAAGAAATACAATTACAAAAGAAGAAAGAGATACAATATAAGAATTATCAAGGTGATGTAAATTTTGTAGATTTTGATAAAATTTATAATAATTTTGAAGGAACTGATTATATACCTATAGTAATAGAAGAAGAACAAATATCATTAACAGCAAACAAAAAAGATTATATAATAGATGAAGAACAATATAATTCAACAAGTGGTATGAAGCAATTACAAATATATGATATATTGACAAGACGTATATTAAAAAAAGTGGGTTTTATGTTTAATGAGAAAGAGATAAAACATATTGTGAAATCAATTGATTATTTTAGAGATATATTAATGGAAAAGAAATTAGAAAGTGTAAGAAACAAAAACGAAAAATACAAAGATAAATCAAAAAAAGATTTAATTAAATTAATTTTTGAGAATGATATAGAACGTAATAAAATAGTTAATCAAAATTTATTATTTATAATATGTGCTTTTATTATTATAATTACTCAAATTGTTTATCCTAATTTAAAAATATTAAAAATAGATAGAAGGTCAATTAAATATTTTTCTTTTAATGGTTATCCAGCAAATATATTAAAAGGTCAAGAGAAACAATTGTTTTTCTTTGTATCTAATATTGTATTCAATGAATTTAAGGAAGAATATAATTTAAAAGATTTTACATTTGTTTCATCTAGTATAGTAAGAACAATAAAAACAATAATAACCGTAAGAGAGTATTATAATAAATTATTAAAAAATAATATAAAAAATTTAATTAAAATAGATAATTATGAAAAAGATAATAATGAAGTAAATGATGAAAGAAAAAATTATAATGATAAAGCGTGGGAAGGTTATAAACCTGTATTAAATGTATCTACACGGCCTAAAACTAAATTAGGTAATTATTTGTATGAAATTTATACTATATTTGATAAAAGTGATAAAGAGTTGTATGATATATTTAATAAACCTTTAATATTTAATTCTTGTTGTAAGACAATATTAAATGAAGAACATAATTATTATAATTATATAAGAAGTAGAATAGATGTAACAGAATTTTTAAATAAAATAAATAAAGAAGAAAAGATATTAATAAAATCAAAAGAGAATTTTATAAATTATATAAAAAATGTTCCTGAAAAGGAAAATGAAAATATTTTAATTTTTAATAAAAACATTAAATTATTTGATGATAATAAATTGAATGAAATTAATATAATAACTGAAGAATTATTAAATGAAAAAAATAATGAATATTATAAATTGAATGAAAATATAAAAAAAATAGTAATAAACCGTGAAAGAATATTGAATGATGAAAAGATGATAAAAGATATTAAAGATAATAAAGAATGGAATAATTTTAATAATTATGTATCAAAATTGTATGAAAAATTAATTAATATTTTAAAGAAAAATTCTACATTGTACTTAAAGGATTATAAAAATAAGAAGACGGATGATAAATATAGTTATTTATTGATAGACGAAGATATATTAGAGAATATTAAGATGTATGTATTATTTTTTAATGATAATAATAATAGTTTAGAGAGAAATCATTTATTGAGAATAAAAAAAGTATTACACAAGTTTAATAAGATAAAGATATTAGATATTTTAAGTAAAATTAAGAATTTGAATATAGATGAAGAAAGAAAAGATAATAAGGAGAAGAAGATAGATGATAATAGGAAGAAAAGAAAATTGGGATTGGAAGATAAGATAGAGGAGATAGAGAATGATATAATGAATTTAAATAAATTAGTTAATTCTTATGAAGATTTGAAAGAGTGGAATTTGTTGGAAAATAAAGATAAGTTTAAGATGATAACAGATAATTTAAATATATTTGATAAAGAATTGAGATATGAAAATTTAAATGATAATCTTGAAGATAATGAAAATAAAAAAGAATTGGGATTAATATCAAACAAAAAAGAAATATATTTATTATTTTATTTTATTTTAGATAGTTTGTATGAGTTATTTAATTTGCTGATAGATAAAGAAAAACAAGATGAAAATGAAGAAACAGTTATATATACACACGAAGTGATTGCAGAAAAGATAAAAGAGTTAAATAATTATAGTGGTGAAGAAAATAATAATTATATAGTAACAGTATCAAACATAATCTATATTATATTAAAAATATTAAATCAAGAATTTTTAGACATAAACAAAAAAACAGAAGATTTAAAAACAATTATGGATGATTATCGTGAACAAAGCAAACAAAAACAAATAGATTATTATAATAATTTATCAATCGAAACAAAAGATATATTAAAATTAATGAAAGATAATGGTATAATGGTACCAGAAATATTAGATGAAGAACCAGCAGAAGGAGAAAATATAGCAGAACAAAATGTAAATGTAGAAATTACAGATGATGTTATAGAAGAAACATCTTATCTCGATTATGTAGGCGAAAATGATGACGAAATTAACCAAGATTAAAATAAAATAAAAATAAAATAAAATTAAACAAAACAAAACAAAATAAAATAAAATAAAAAAGGGTTTAAAGTTAAAACACTATGAAATATATATATTATGATTTTTTAAAACCATTTTTATAAATCTTCGTGAACGCCTCTATCAAGTCTTAATTTAGCGAGTCTTGTTCTGAACCAAGTTGCTTTGTCTTCTTCAGACATTAAATATATTTCTTCTTCCCTTGGTAAATTTGTCATAACATATTTATTATTAAATTTGTATTTAACTGAATTATTAGGATATTCGTCAATAGATTTAAACATAGTTAATTTATCTTCTGATACAATCCCTATAACTTCTAAGATTGTTATATAAATATTATTATTTTTTATAAACACTTGACATTTTAAGTGTTTTCCGTGTGTTTTATATTCTCTATAAATTACTATATCAAATTCTATTATATATTCATTTTTATTTTTATGTTTGAATACATTATCTAAATCGTCTTGTATTATATCAAATGTATTATTTATTTTCTCTGTTACATTTTCATAATTTAATTTTAAATTATCTATTTTATTAATTTTATTTAATATTAATTTTTTACTTTTTGTGTACAAACTTTTTTCTTTATTATTTAAATTTTCTATTTTAACTAAACGAAATACATTTTTATTATTTTTTTTATTATTATTATTATTATTATTATTCTTATTTTTATTATTTTTATTTTCTTTGTTATTTTGATTTTTTATAAATTTATCAAAATTTATATAATTATTATAGAAAGCATTTTGTTTAATTTTTGTATAATCAAGATTATCTTGAATATATTCTACAAATTTTTTATTAATTAATTTTTCAAATTCTTTATTAAAAACTTCATTATTTAATTCATATATAATTCTGTTTTTATTTTTAACAATAATATCTGTAGAAAATGATTGAATTCTATTATTATATTTATCATATTCATCAAGCTCTAATTTATCTTTATGAGGAATTTTATTGATATTTAAATAATCATCTTTATTTAATTTATTTGCTTTTTTATAATATTTATTATTAAAATTTATATGAAATTGAGGAAAAACTCCAACACCATGGTCTCTTATTTCTTCGTTTTTTGATAAAACTTCAAACTTTTCTTTATTTTCTTTATTTTCTTTATTTTCTTTATTTTCTTTATTGTTTTTCTTTTCTTTATTTTCAATATGATTTGATAAAAAATTTTCATAATATTTAATAAAAATTAATATTAAAATAAAATAACCTATTATCTTAATTATCATTTTAATTATATTAATATTGAATAAATATTAAAATATATTTAAATTTATAAAATTAAAATGATATAAAAATTATGTAGAGGACGGAGTAAACACATCATAAATAAAATTAAAAATATTATATACATTACTGTATTTATAATTATCTGATTTTTTAAGTAATGTTTCATTATTAATATAAGAGTGTACTGTTGTGTCCATAAATTTTTTAGCTTTGTAATCTTTTATATGCTGGAATTTTTTATCTCTATTATTTGACATTTTATTAAGTGTATATAACATTTGGCGATTAATATTTTTAGTTTTTTGATAATCACTTTCTAACCATTCATTATTATCATCTTTTACATTTCTCATTAAAATATTATTTTTAACATAATTTTTAAAGTAATTGTAAATTAAACGAATTGTATTAACTGAATTTCTATAAGTTATTTCTATTAATAATAAAAATATAATTATACCAATAAATAATTGATTTGTATTATTTTTTTCTTTTTTAGGATTATTTAAATTTGTATTATTATCATTTACTACACTATTAAATACATTACCACCTGCATTACCTTGATTACCTTGATTATCTGCATTAGATGCTTGATTAAGGGACATAGTTATAATATTTTAATTATAATATATTTTTTAATATTAATTTAAAATTATAAAATAAAAAAAATATAAAAATAAATATATTAAAATGTCTGAAAATACAATAAATACACAAATCACTCAAAATATTAATAAAGAAATAGATTTTTATCGAGGTATGCAAGTTTTTATATCTATAATATTAGTAATAGTAACATTAATAATTGGATTTATTTTACTTCAATCAAAATTTTTTCAATCAGAATTTAAATCATATAAATTAGTGCATATAGGTTATATATTAGCTACTTTAATTTTTTCTATAATAATAATTATAGAATATTTTGAAAATATTATTAGAACTTTAGAAAATAAAAAAAATAATTTCAAAATTAAATCAAATGATAACAGATTAGGAATGGATAATCTTATAAAAGATATAAATTCTTATTTTGATGAAATTAAAAAAGAAATTGTATATCAAGATAATAAATATACTAATATTATTGAAGATAATAATGATAAAATTAATGAATTGATGGATATTTTATTTAATCGTGATAATAATTTTATAACTAATATTATTAATCCTGATATTTCTGATATTTCTAATATTACAGTTTTACAAGAATTTTATGATTTAATAAAAAATAAAAACTATAGTTTAGGAAATATTTACGAATTAAAAAATTCAGAATTATATAAAATTTGTATAAAATCAATACATCATAAAATATTTTTATATAATATTCATCAAACAGAATTTATAAAAACATTATATGAATTTATTGAAAATGTAGATTTTAATAATGTTGAAGACCCTATTAGTATAACTAAATTTGAATTATTAGCAAATTATAAAATTTTAATAAATAATATTTATGATGATTTAAAAGTAAATAATACTTATTCAGATATTAATAAAAAAGGTTATATTAATAATCTTAAATTTTGTAAAATTTATAGTAATTTTTCATATGATAATTTAAATAATAAAATAACTGGTATTCAGAATATTAATAATGATATTAATACATTGCATACTGATTATGAACATTTGATTAGATATGAATTTAATAAATATAAAAATATTCAAAATTATTACTATATTTTTAAAAATTATATTATTACTATGTCATCATTATTTTTAGTTGGATTAATATTTGATTTATATCCAGAAGAATCAAATAATAATAATAATAATAATAAAAATAATAAAAATAATAATTCTAAAAATGATAAAAATATTAAAGAATGTAGTGAAAAAGGTGAAGATGGAAGTGGAGGTGGTGCAGGTGGAAGTCGTGTTGTAGGTGCAGATGGAAGTGGAGGTGGTGGAGGTGGTGAAAGTGTAGGAGATGGTGGTGGTGCAGGTGGAAGTCGTGTTGTAGGTGCAGATGGAAGTGGAGGTGGTGGAGGTGGTGAAAGTGTAGGAGATGGTGGTGGTGCAGGTGGAAGTGGAGGTAGTGGAGGTGGTAGTAAAGATGGTGGTCAAGATTCAATATATACAAAAATAAAAAAAAAAATAAAAACAAAATCTTCAAAAATAAAAACAAAATCTTCAAAAAAAATAAAAGAAATTAATAAATATATTCAAGATGAAAATACTAATTTATTAAAAATAATTACAGGATTTTTAAGTAATGTAGTATTAGTAGTATTTTTTAATGTATTAATTATCTCAAAATATAATAAATATAAAGTTAGAAATAATTATAATGAAAAATTATATGATTTAAATAAAGAAAAATTCTCAGATTTTTTAATACATAATGAAAACTCCTATGTAAATAATTTAAAAATAATTAAAGACTTAGAATTATTTTTAGATGTAACACCTAGGAAAGACGATTCAAATTTTGAAAAAATTAAATATTCAAATTCAGATAATAATTTAACAATTGAACAAAATAATGTAATATATAAAGAAATAAGTACAAGTAATTCAGATGATGAAACTATTTATTATTATTATGATTCTACCAAAAAAATTTTATTAGATGATGAAGAACTTTTATATACACATATTTTAGAATTATATAAAAATAATATTGATTTAATAAAACATTATGAATGTTGTTCATATATTAATAATTATAAAAAAGAAGTAATTTTCCCTTGGGATGAAATTTCTATTAATGTAATTATATTTATGATAATTATTGTTATAATTGGTACAATTTATAAAACCAATGGAGAATATAATGTATTTGAAAAATTACAAATATTAAAAGAAAAAAAAATAAAACAAATTGGTAGTGGTAATGCTAATACTCCTAGTAGTGGTAGTGCTGGTAATGCTGGTACTGGTAATTCTGGTAAGCCTGGTAGTGCTAATACTACTAGTAGTAATGCTGGAAAAGGAAATGGTAATAAAGTTAATAATGAAGATAATGAATTAAAAGAAATAGATTTAACAGATTCTGAATTCATAAAAAATATGGTAATAATTTATGTTTTTGGATTTTATTCATACAGAATATTTTCTAATTCTCTCACATACTATAAAAATTATGAATATATTAATTAAATTATTTAATTAAATATATTAATTAAATTTTCCTGAATAATAATCTATTATCATTCTTCTTTCATTTTTTTTATATTTTCTACAAATTTCTTTTATTAATTCTATATTTTGTTTTTCAATTAGTTCATTTAAAAATTTATCAAACTCAAAATTCTTTTTATCCATTTTTTATTTAAATTATAAAAATTATTTATTTAATTAAATTATTTAACTAAATAAATTTAATTAATTAATTAATTAATTTATTTAATTAATTAATTTATTTATTTAATTAATTAATTTATTTAATTAATTTATTTATTTAATTAATTAATTAATTAAATTTTGAAAAATAATATTTAAATTTTAATCGTTATAATATAATAATAATATTTATATGAATGGAAATTTTATCAAATTTTAATTTAACTAAAGACACAAAAAAAGAAATATTAAATAATATTTTTAAAAATTTAAATATTAAAAAACCTTTTAATAAAGATAATTACACTATTTTTAATATTTATAAGAACAATTCTCCAATATTAATAGAAACACCATATGTATTTATTAAAAATTTACAAAAATACATTAATCAAGATTTAATTAAATCTATTAATTTAATTAACATTAAAAATAATAATAATTTTATATATTTTATTAAAAAATTAGAAGAATTTATTAAATTAAAAATTAATAATTATAATAAAAATTTATTAATTAATAAAAATTTTAATAATTCAATTGATAATAATAATTTAATTATTAAAAATAATTATAAAAATAATATTAATATTTATAATTTAAAAAAAGAGAAAATTAGTATAGACACAATTAAAAGTGATACTAAAGTAAAATGTATTATTCAATTAAAAAGTTTTTGGATTAATGAATTAAATTATGGTTTTAATTATAAATTATTACAAATTTTAAATTGTGATTTTTTAAATTTTGATTGTATGTTTTCAATTAATTTAAATCAATCATTATCAAATAATATATCATCACCACCACCACCTCCTCCACCTCCTCCACCGCCACCACCTCCTCCACCACCAATGAATAAAAAAAATAATACTTTAAAATTAAAAAAAAGAAAAGATATTAATTTTGATAAAAAAATTATAGAAGAAAATCCATTTGAAAAAGTTTGTAATGAAATTAAAAATAATAATATTAAATTAAAATCAGCAAAAAATAGAATATTAAAAGAAAAAAAAAATACTAAAGAAATTAATAAAATAAATTATATAGATGAATTGGAAAATATTTTAAGAAAGAGAATTGGTTCTATTAGAAAATTTGTAAATTAAATTTATAAACTAAATTTATAAATTAAATTTTTTGATTATAACATTTTTGTAATAAATTTAAAATAATATCTTTGTTTCCTAAAAGATATTCTTTTCTATATCTACACGATGTTGTATAACATTTCGTTTCTAACAAATCATCTATAGAAGATAACTTATTAATAAATTCTTTTTTTGTAATAACATTTATGATTTTACATTCTCCATAAGTATTATTTTTTAAATTATCTAAAATCATAATTCCCTAATATATACATTAGATAATTTTATTTATTAATTTTATTTATTAATTTTATAAATAATTTTATTTATTAATTTTATTTATTAATTTTATTTATTAATTTTATAAATAATTTTATAAATAATTTTATTTATTAATTTTATTTATTAATTTTATTTATTAATTTTATAAATAATTTTATTTAATTTAATTAATTAAATAAATTATTATGGATTATATTAAATATGTTGAAAATAAATTAAATAATTTTTTTATTAAAGTATATTTTCCTATAGGAAGTATTCACGAACCAAAAAATAAAGAAGGTATATCTCATTTATTAGAACATCTAAAAATAACAACCACCTTAAATTATTCTAAACAAGAATTTCATAAAGATTTATCTAATGTTGTCCTAAAAAATGCATACACTACTCGCGACCATACCTGTTATTATATAAATTCTAATGATAAAGAATGGAAAAAAATAATTGATTTAATGTATAATATTGCATTTTCTTTAAATATAAATAAAGAAATATTAGAACAAGAAAAGAATGTAGTTTTACAAGAGATGTTATATAGAAATAAAGTATTAATTGAAAATAATGATAATGAAGATGATATATCAGATGAAATTTCTATATTAGGAAATGATAATCCTTATAAAAAAAACATAATTGGAACAGTTAAAAGTATTAAAAATATCAAACTAAAAGACGTGAAAGAATATAATAAAAAATATTTAAATGATTATTTAATTGTTTTTAGTTGTAAAAAACAATTAAAAAATAATGTATTAAAATATTGTCAAAAAAAATTTAAAGAACCACGAAAACTAGCTATAACAATACCAGAAAATACACAATTATTTGATTATAAATTATTAATAAGAAATATAGATTTTGAATTATATTCATTTAATTTTATATTTAAAAGTTTAAATAGAACAGATGAAAAAAATTATTTAATTAATTTTATTTTGAATAGTTTTAGAATACATCCAGGTGGTTTACTTATGAAAGAATTAAGAATCAAAAAAAATTATATATATTTTATTAATTTAGAAAATATAAGTTATAAACATTATGGAAATATATATATTAATACAACTACAAAAAGTGAAAAAGAATTAAAAGAATCAATAAAAATTATATTTAAATTATTAAATAAATTAAAAAAAATAGGTTTTGGAAAAGATTTAGATAATTATAAAAAAATTTATATAAAAAAATTAGAATTTAATAGAGATAATGAAGAATTATTTGATTTTGTCTCAAAAAATCTATTTTATAATAGAGAATTTAAATTAGATAATTATATAGAAAAAGTAAATAAAATAAAAAATGAAGATATTATAAATATTTCAAATATTATTTTTGATTTCAATAAATTTACATTAGGAATTTTAGGTAATTTTAATAATACACAAAAAACAGAAGAAGCATTCTATAATATCATTTCAAAACAAAGAAAATTATAAAATTATAAAATTATAAAATTATAAAATTATTTTTAATTTTATTTTCAAAAATATCTTACAAAATTAAGTTAAAATGAATAATAATATATATTATACTTCACCCTCTTTATCTTCTATTTTTTCAGATAATGAACCAGAAATTAATGAAATTTTACAATTAAATAATATTAATTTAAATGACAATAATCAATTAAATGATAATAATCATTTAAATGATAATAATCAATTAAATGAAAATAATGAAATAAATAAAAATTATAATGAAGATAAATCGAAAAATAAAATAATATCAAAAAAATTTCAATTATTTCAGGAAATACCTGAATTAGAATTTGTATTAAAAATAATTAATTGTTTTAACTTAAAAGATTTAAATGATAAAAATAAATTTACAAAAAAAGATTTAGTTGATTTTAAAACAAAAGAAAAAATAGAAGATTTACTACCTGAATTAGTTATCTATTATCTACCTTGTAAATATGAAATGTTTTTAAATAATCTTAATATACAAAAATGTATTACAATATTACGTCAAATGTTAAGAATATTTAATTATTCTTTAACAAAAAAAGAAAATGTTATTAATAAAAAAAAAATTATTTATTATTCAATCCAAAAAAATATTACTAAAAATATACAAATACATAATAATCCTACTAAATGTATTATTAATTTTTCTTAAAAAATTTTTATCTTATTTTATTTAATTAATTTTTATTTTAATTTAATTAATTTTTATTTTAATTTAATTAATTTTTATTTTTAATTTAATTAATTAATTTTTATTTTTAATTAATTAATTTTTATTTTTAATTAATTAATTTTTATTTTTAATTAATTAATTTTTATTTTAAATTTTTATAAACATTATAAATTTTTTGTAAATCAATAAAAGGTAATATAGGAGTACACAACCATAAATAATATTTATAATTAATTTCTATATCAAAATTTACAGGAAAATAATGATATATACTAGAATTTTTATTTTTCATTAATTTACTACATCTTGTAGTCAATATATTACTTGATTGAGGAGGCAATATCATCAATAACTGCAATTCTGTATTTATCTCTATATTAGGATATAATTTATTATATCCTATTTTTATTTCATAATTATCCATTATATTATCACCATATCTTCTATTATTATCATCATTATCATTATTATCATCATTATCATTATTATCATTATTATCATTATTATCATTATTATCATTATTATCAGTATTATTACTATCAGTATTAGCAAACATAATACTATGTAAAATTAATTGATTATTAAGATAATTAAAGATGTCTTTTATAAGAGGCGTATTATTATAATGATAAAACCAGGTTTTGTGATATCTTTTATAAAAATAATATTCAAAAGTAAAAACAATAGATTCAAGAAAATTTAAACAAATATCATCTGCATTATCTAAATTATTACCAATTTTTAAATCAAAATTATAAAAATAATATCTTTTTTGCCATTCAAAATCTCCTATAATTATTTTATCTACTGGCTTATTAAACAATGGATACAATTCTAATTTTTGTAAATTATACTCTTCTTCATTCTTACATCTTTTAATAAAAGGTCTCTTGTTATAAAAACTTTCACTTATTTCAACCATTTTTTTTTCTTCATCATTTGCCAAATCTGATAATAAATATTTAATAAACATATAACTTATCTTTATTTTATCATCATCATTTTTACCATTACTATTATTACAATTATCAATAAATAATATATTTGGATAAATATCACTATATGAAATTGATGTTCTTTTATAACAGGATAATAAATGCTCTAAACCTTCGTTTTTAAAATTTAAATAAGACAAATGAGGTACAAAATCATTTCCTAAAAAAAAACACAAAAATACAAAATTTTGTATCATATTCTCCTTTTCATTCGGAAAAAAATCATTATAATAAAATTTAATATTTTTAATATATTTTTCAATATTTAAAAATATAAAAGGAACATTCTCATTATTATAATCTTTTACCTCCAAAAATAAAGGCTCTCTTAATAAATAAAATTTTAATTTATGAAACTTTTCTGCATTTAACATCGATAACATAATTAAATCAGCATCTAATCCATATATTATACATTGTTTATTATCATTATTATCATTATTATCATTATTATCATTATTATCATTATTATCATTATTATCATTATTATCATTATCATTAAATAATTTTGAATAATTATTATCAATATAATTAAATATTTTAAATTCACCTTCTCCTTCTTCTATACTATCTGATAAAATACTTATAATATTTTTAAATTTATCTTCGGTTTCTATTTTGTTTTTAATACTAATTGATAATTGATTCATAAATTCTGTACCAGGACTAATAGCATTTGTGTCCCATTCATATATATTTTTTTTATTAGGTAATTTATTTAATTTCCAATATTTCATATATCTTCTGTTTCTTTGTTGTATCATTTTACTTCTAGGAGGAATTCCATCTATAGATATGTAAAAAAGTTCTTTAGGTTTTATATAATTAAATATTTTATCAATATATTCTAAAACTTTTTTAATTAAATCTTTCTCAAACTCTTTGTTATTTTTATATTCTGTATCATTTTTAACTAATTCATTCACACAACTATATATACAACAATTAAAATCTAAAAATAAATAATTAATTAATTTATTATTAAATAAACTATCTTTAGTTTGTATAACATCAGGATATTCATCTGTTATTTTTTTAAAATAATATGGAATTCCCATTATCACAATCAATATCAATTTTAATTTTTATAAAAATTAATAAAATAATTAATTAAATCTTTTTATTATCTAATTAATAAATTATTTTAATTTTAAATCAAATTTTTATTTTATTATTCTATTAAATAAAAAATGAATTTTTATTATCCAACTTTCATAGCTTTGTTTGGATACATAATATTATTTGCTATAATATTAACACCAGAAAAACAATATGATAATGATACTGGTGAAATTGTTAGAAAATATAATTTTTCTATAAGACAATGGATATCTATAATACTTTTAATATTAGTTGCAATTTTATCATTATACACTATTAATTGTTTAAATTTTAATTTTCATTTATTTGATAAAAAAGAATTAGTAGCACAAAAAGGTAATGTATTTTCAAGAAATGAAACTTTATTAACTAGAACTCAAATAAATGAATTATATAAAAAAAAATTGAGTCCAAAATCTAATTGTATATATATGAGTTGGTTAATCGCATTTTGTATTTTAGGTATAAGTATATCTGTATTAATAATAAATATTATAAGTGGATTTAAAAATAAAGACAAAAAAACTTTATTTGATAAATTAGCAGAAAAATAAATTTTAATATTTTTAATTAATCTGATGACATATCAGAAGATGTATCTAATGATGTATCAGATAAATTATTATTTATATAAGTTATAATATTTTCTGTTTCTTCTTCTAATTTTTTGTCTTCTTCATTATCATCATTATTAATATCTTCTAAATTTAAAAAATCTTCAATATTATCAAATATATTATTTGTTTCTAAAATATTTTCTGTATTATATTCTTTAAAATCATCTAATGTCTTTTCAAAAATAATATTAATATCATAATATAAACCTGGTAAACTATAATCTTCTTTCAATATTCTATTCTCTATTAATTTTTTAATTTTTAATTTTAATATATTTAACTTATTACATATCAATATATTAAATCTCTTTTTATCATCAACATTCAAACAATTTGTATTATTTATATTCATTATAAATCAAATTATTATATATATTTATATTTAAACATTATATTATAATTAATATAATTCAAATTTTTATTTTTTGAAAAATTTGAATTATATTAATTATAATATAAATGAATATTACAATATAAACTAAAATTATTAATTATAACATCTATAAATCTTAACTAAACAATAATGGAATCAATTGCGAACAAACTCAACGAACTCGTCATTTCTCAACTTGAAGAGCGTCAATTCGAGCTTTTCAACAAATTCATCACTGAATTGAAAGAATCTGAACTTCTTGAAGACGAAGACTCATTTGATGATTTTGTGAGTGGTTTTAAGAAGAACAACAAAAAAATCACCCAGCTTGTACAAAAAAAGACTGTCAAAAACACTACGACTTCTTCAGGTCAGAACAAGAAAAAAACCGACAAGAAGCCTGGTAAAAAACGTGCTCCGAATGCTTTTTCGTACATCTCCGGAGCATACAAAACTCTTGAATTTCAAACAACATTTCAAGAATTCATAATGACCCAGGAAGAAATTGAAGAACAAAACCTGATTGGAAGAGGTTCTCATCTTAGAATTTGCGGAATCGTCTTGAACCGAATCAAAGACAATGAAGAAGCACTTGAGTTATACAACTCTCTTTTGCAAAATGCAATCAATGATTTCAATGAATCCAGTGAGTCCTCCTCAGACTCCGACAAATCACAATCCGAAAATCAACAAAACAATGATTCTGAAGAAGAAGAAGAAATTCAAGTAGTCACCAAACCCAAATCAAAAGTCACACCAAAAAAAAAGCCAGCCAAAAAAATAATTGCTTATAATAATGCTGATAGCAGTGATGAAAGCAGCAGCGATGATGAAAGCAGTGATGACGAAAGCGATAATGAATAATAAAAAAAAAATTTTAATAAAAAAAGTTCCAAAACACCTAAAACTTTTTTTATTATTTTAAAAGTATTTAAAGATTATCAACATATATTATTTATGTTAGTCTAAAAGATTAACATAAATTTAAAAAATAATTTTTTTTTATTTTACAGGTTCCTTAGCTCAGTCGGTTAGAGCGTGGTGCTTATAAGCAGCATTGATACGCCAAGGTCGCCGGTTCGAGCCCGGCAGGAACCATTGTAAAATGTATTTAAAAACTTTATAAAATAATTAATAAAAAAATAAAAAATGGTAGATTTTGATACAAATTTTGATTATAATAATTTAATTAATGAAAGAACAAATAGTTATGAAGATGAATACAATGAAACAATGTTATTTAATATAGCATATTTAACAATGGTAAATTTTAGTTTATTTTTGTTTTTTATAGGTTATTTGTTTAAAGATATAATATATGATATATCATTGTATTATTATAATTTGTCAATTAAAGATAAAAATGAAGTATTAAATTTAAGTTTTAATATTAAAGAACCAGAATATAATGAAAATGAAGAAATAGAAGATTTAAAGAAAGAAATAATAGATATAGAAGATATATTACAAAATAATGATTTAGTAAATTATATAGAAAATAGTGAATTTAGTTTGGATGATTTTAAAATTAAAAAAGAAAAAACGATAGAAGATTTATTGGATGATTTGATGAATGCTGATAATTATAGTAATAATGTGTGTAATATCATAGATGAGGATGAAGAGAAAGAAAATGAAGAAACAAATTCTTTTGATTTTTTAAAAATTTATAATTTTGCTTCTAATAAAAAATTAAATTAATTTATTCTTAAATTTAATTAAATTTTCTTGACGATTATTTCCAATTAATGTTAAAATATTATTAATATTTAAATCTTTATTAACTTGTGTATTAATATCTTTTTCAGATATTCCGCCTTTAGTTTCTAATTCTTTAAATACTTTTTGTTTAGAGATTTTAATTTTATTATTTGCATTATCATAAATAAAATCAACATATTTGGTGATAATATTAATTAAATTATCATCTAATCTATGAAGATGTGATTTGCCTAAATAAAATAAAACGTGTCCATCTTGAACGTGAAAACTATAATCTTCTTTTAATAAATTATATTGGTCATTCCATATTTCATAATATCTCTCATTACTTATTTTTTTATTATCACTTAAATCAAATATATTTTTTGTTATTTTATTTAAGTTTTCTTCATTAAATTCTTTTAAAGCTTCTTCTAAACCTATAAAAATTGTTTCATTATCACCATCTTTAACTGTTATTTTATCATTTGTATGAACATGCAATCCTTTTGTTTCAACCATTTATAAAATTAAATAATTTAATAAAACAAATTAAACTTATTATTTATAAATAATTTAAATTATTTAATCATTAACCAAAAACAAAAAGAAAAACAAAAAGAAAAACAAAAAGAAAAACAAAAAGAAAAACAAAAAGAAAAATAAAAATTATTTAATAATAATATAATTATATAAATATATTAATACAATAATAATATTAATATGGGAGGTGGTACCTTACAATTAGCAGCCTATGGGGAACAAGATATTTATTTAACAGGAAACCCTATTATGTCCTATTTTAAATATGTTTATAAAAGACATACTAATTTTTCTATAGAAACAATTGAGTATCCAATGGATGGTACTGTAGGAGTAAATGAAACAAAAACATCTGTAGAATTAAATTCTAATTCAGGAGATTTATTATATAAATGTACATTACAACTAGAATTTACAGCAGATATTACAAGATATGGAGACCCCGTAAATGATGATCCAGTAATTACATTTTATTCTGCATTTATAAATAATACTGGATACGCTTATATTAAAGAAGTATCTATTGCAATTGGTGAACAAATTATTGATACACATTACAGTGAATGGTTTGATATATGGAATGAATTAACAGATATAATAAATAATGATCATTTTATGATTAATAAAAACAGAGCTAAAAATAGTTATTTATATTCAATAAAAAATTCAGGAGAAAATAATGAAGTTACATGGTTGTCCGAAGACAATAAACTAATATGTTATGTACCATTACAATTTTGGTTTTGTAGAAATCCTGGTTTAGCATTACCTTTAGTTGCATTACAACATCATTCTATTAAATTTTATTTTACATTTAGAAAAATGACCGGTATGATTAATACAAATTTAGCACAACTCTCAAACCCTAATGTAGCACCAAATGTAAATCTTTTAGTTGATTATATTTATTTAGACAAAGAAGAAAGAACTAAATTTGCCACAAGTAAACATCAATATTTAATTGAACAACTTCAAAGAATAGAACCACAAGCACTTAAACAAACACACAAACTTAATTTTAATCATCCAGTTAAAGAAATTTTATGGGTCTGTAGAAATAAAACAGCTGGTACAGAAGCATTAACATTAACAAATACATCAAACCAATTTGAAACAGATGTTACACAAAATACTTCGAATACAACACATACAAATTGGAAAAAAAATGATTATTTTAATTATATAACATCAAAAAGAGATTTAAATAATGTAGAAACAGTTGGAGGAATTAAAAGTTATGAACCATTTAAAACAGCATCTATTTTATTTAATAATATAGAAAGAGTTAGAAAAAGAAGACCCTCTTATTTTCGTATAGTACAACCATCAAATTATCATTCTAAAGTACCATCAAAACACATTTATTCATACTCATTCGCTATAAAACCTGAACAATTACAACCATCTGGTACTTGCAATTTCTCTATTATACAACATCCTGAAATTATATTTGAAAATCCAACTATTAATAGTGATATGGAAATTATATTTTTCGCTACTAATTATAATATGCTTTGTATAATGAATGGCATGGGAGGTTTAAGATTTTCTACTTAATTCAATATTAATTAAATTCAATATTAATTAAATTTTATGTTGTTTTGATTTTGATATTCATTGTTTGTTCTAAACTATTTTTATTCATATAATTAAATTTTTTTTTAGATAATTTAATTTTTTGTTCTAAACGATTTAATCTATCTTTATCTATAGGAATAAAATCATTATTAATATTTTCATTAAAATTAATTTCTTCAATGTGAGATTGCACAGATATTAATGGATATTCTAACTGATTAAATATTTTATCTGTATTCTTATTTTGATTTCTAAATTCATCGATCGTTAAATTACCTCCAAAAGATTTTAAACATTCTCTATATGGAGCCATCTTTACTTTATTACTTAAACCTAATTTATGTGATAAAAAATTTATTAAATTATAACACTCCCATATATCTTGTATGTTTTTTTTTTCATTAAAATTATATGCAGTTGCACATTCTAAACTACAGAAATTACCATTCGTATAAAATTTTTCATTTTTATATTTAAATGGAATTCCAAATGGCTGATTATTAAAACTATGACAACACCATCCACAATTATAATTAGTTACATTATTTGTTACATTATTTTTAACTCTATCATAATTTTTATTTAATTTTATCTCAGAATTTATTAAATCATTATCAAAATCTTCCAATATATTATTATACATATTGTCCATATTATCCATATTACCTATATTATCCATATTATTTACATTACCCATTTTTTGATTTAAATAATAATATTCATTTGTATTCTCCATACCTAATGGAGAATTATTATTTAAATTACTAAAATTACATAAATTCAATTTATTATCTCGTTCTTCATCTTTATTATTATTAAAATTATTATTATCTTTATTTATCTTTAAATTTAATATAATTGTCTCTTCTTCATCATCATTATTTAAAATTTTTTTTGTATTCTCTTCTGTTAACTTATTAAATAATGATTTAGGTTTTCTTCCTCTTCTCTGTCTAGGCTTGTTTTTCTCTCTTTCTATCTCTTCTGGAGTCTTTATTTTTTTCTTTCTTCCTCTTTTTTTCTTTACTACTACACCTTCAACACCTTCAACACCTTCAACATCTTGATTATTATCAGATTTAATTACTTCTTTATTATCTATATTTTTATTATCTATATTGTTCTTAATATTTTTAACTTTATTATCATTTAAATTATTATTTTTATTTTTTAATAAAACTCTTTCTTTTTTATTTATATTATTTATTTTCTCTAAATTTGTCATTTTAATAAATTTAATATTACAACTAATATCATAAATTAATTAATTAATTAATTAATAATATACACAATTAATTAATTAAATTAAAAATAATTTTTATATTAATTAATTAATTAATTTTTAAATATAATTTAAAATATAAAATATAATTTAAATATAATCAAATAAATTATTATTTATTAAAATGTTTTTAGTTATTAATAATAATTTATTAAAATGTTTTTAGTTATTAATAATTATAAAACACCTTACAAAAAATATTTCAAACCTCTAGAAAATTTTTTAATTAATTATCATAATAATAATAAATCATTTAATTATATTGTTCTATCAAATCATAAAGATTTTGATAATTTTATAGAATCTAATAAAAAAAAATTTAATAATATTCAAGGACTCATTATTTCAGGTTCCCATTATTCAGTTATTGATACATCTTTTCAAGATTTTTCTTTCAATCTTAGAATTATTAATTATTGTCTTAATATATGTCCAATTTTTACAATATGTTTTGGAACACAACTTATTTCTTCTATATTTGGAAGTCAAATTAAAAAAATGAATAACAAAATAAGTGGTGATTTTACCACTAATATCATAACAAATGATTATCAACTTTTTAATAATTTAAATACAACAAAAATTAAAAAAAATAATACATTCTTAACTAACTATAATTTTAATGATAGAATACTGAAAACTCCCTTTTCATTTAAAGAAACAACATATTTAATACATAATAATAAAAAAATTATAACAGGGTTTTTTGAACCTGTAAAATCAATTCATTGTGTTTTATTTCATCCAGAAAAAAATACAGAAACTCATCCCATCATTATCAATTTTATTAATTTATGTTTAAAACTTAATCATAATATTTAATTATTATAATTTTTCAATTATACAAAACATGATTATAATTAATAATAAATTCTTTTTTAATAAAAATCAAATTAAATATATACCTTTACTCAATACAACTTATAATTTAAATAAAATTAAAAATAATAAAAATAATTTAACTAATTTAAATAATAAAAATAATTTAACTAATTTAAATAATAAAAATAATTTAACTAATTTAAATAATAAAAATAATTTAACTAATTTAAATAATATAGATTTAAATATTTCATTATTTAATGATTATGAATTAAATATATTTTATGAATTCATTAATTATATTAATAAAATTAAATTAAAACATAATTTAGAAAATCTAAATGAAAAAGAAATTAAATTATTAAAAAATTATTTAATAGAAAAAAAAAAAAATAAAAATTATTTTAATGATTTAATTATTTTAATTAAATTAATTAATTTTTTTAAAATGGATTTATTCTTTAATGAATTAAAAATAATTTTTATTAAAAATTTCTTTTCTTTATCTGAAAATTCTATTCAATTTAATTTAATTAATTAAATTAATTTAATTAATTAAATTAATTAATTTTTTTATTTTTTTATTTTTTTATTTTTTTATTTTTTTTTAATTTTATAATTAATAAAATTAATAAAATTATTGAAATTAAGATAATAATTTTATTAGAATTATTATTTTTAATAATTTTAGGTCCATGATTTAAAACATAAAAATTTCTTGCATCTTCTAGTTCCCATTCAGGTTTTTTTAAATCTCTATTAACTCTATTATGTATTATAACTGTCCATTCAAACAATTTATCTCTATTATCGAGAAAATTATCTACAGGTATTTCTTTTAATAATTCTTCATAATGAGACGAACAATAATCACAAGGCAAAACTTTACTTATTATCTCATAAAAATTTTTATAATTTTTTTTATCTTCTGTTGATGCATCTTTTGGGTAACCTAAAGCTGTATAATGTATTGTAAACCAAAAATGTTTTCCCCATATATTTTTATCCATTATATTATTGTTTATTTATTTAATATTTTTTTAATAAGTTATTAAAAAAATAAAAAAAATAAAAAAAAAATAAAAAAATATTGTTGATATTTATATACTTATTTAAAATTTTTTTATTATATACATATAAGATTTAGTTTTTTTATTTAAAATATTTTCAATATTATTTTTTAAATTATAAAAATTATGTTATATTATAGTTCTAATTTATGTAATAATGCTTGTAATAATATATCTAATAATAATAAATATAATTTACATCCTTATTTTCAAATGAACAATTACAAAAAAAATCAAAATTACTATAATAAAACATCACATATTTGTAATAAATCAAAAAAATCAAACCATTTATCTAATTTCAAAAATCCAACAATACAATCAAATTATAATAACAATAATAAAAAAGAATATAAAAAAACAATTGAATGTTTAAATTGTGGAATTTTAGGACACACCATTAAAACTTGTAATTATCCTATTACATCATACGGTATTGTATGTTATTATATTAATAACAAAAAAGAAATTAAATATTTATTAATTCAACGTAAAGATTCATTGTGTTATATTGAATTTATTAGAGGTAAATACGATTTAACTAATTTAGATTTTTTATGTAATATATTTAAATGTATTACTAATAAAGAAAAAGAATTAATTAAAAATAGTGATTTTGATACATTGTGGAATACATTATGGAAAAATTTTAATAATATTAAATTCAAAAAAGAATATGATAATTCTAAAAATAAATTTAATAAATTAAAAGAAGGTTATTATATTAATAACAAATTTATTAATTTAGATTATATCTACAATTTAACTACTAATAATAATGAAGATTCTGTTTATAATCATAATGAATGGGAATTTCCAAAAGGTAGAAGAAATATAAACGAAAAAAATTTATATTGTGCTAAAAGAGAATTCGAAGAAGAAACTGGTATTCATAAAAAAAATTTACAAATTATGAGCAAAAAAACTTTTGAAGAAATATATATCGCTATCAATAAAACAAGGTATAGACACATTTATTATATAGGCAAATATCTTATCAATTATAATTATAACAATAATACTGTATCAAATAATATGTTTGACCCAAATAATGAAGAAGTTATTAAAGAAGTAAGAGATATACAATGGTTTACATATGAAGAAGTTTTAGATAAATTAAGAAATATCTATATCGAACGAATAGAAATGTTTAAAAGAATTCATAAAGAAATAAAAAAAATTGAATGTCTATAGCATA